CTAAACCCCCATGCTCTACGCTTCCATCAGGATGAATTTTATTATATAAATCTACATATTCTTTCCTATATGAGTTGGCAGTATTTATAAGATTGTTTTTTTCATTAAATCTTTCTTGTAGTCTAGCTGCATTTGTTGTATTGAATTCCTCCCATTCATCTAAATCTACTGCCCTTTTAAATCTTTCAAAGTATTCCTTATCTAATATAAAGTCACCTTGAAAGTTATCATCAATTCTTTCAAGATTCATTTTTTCTTGACCCATAAGATTATACATATTTGTTATTTTTTTATTCATATCGCCAGTAACAACATCATTGATATTTAGCCAATCTTTGTATTTCTGTTCAAATGAAGATAAAGCACTTCCAACGGCAATATTTCTTTCTAATATAGAATCTCTTAATTCCATTACTCTATCATCAAACATAACTCGTCCATATTCATCAGATGGAGTATTATATATAAGAGATTGCATTTCAGTCCAATCATTTTCCATCTTCATCATTTCAATTTGATTTCCATCCTCATCTACGGCTATAGAACCATCAGGATTTTTTTCATATAAAATATTTCCCATTTCATCCGTGACTGGAACTGCTCTTAATTCCGTAGACTTATCATTAATTGATAAAAGATTCTGATAATCCAATTGAAATTCATTAGCTTTTGTTAGTTGCCTCTCAGCATCCTCTATTCTTTCAGAAATAGAATCATAAGCATATGTCCCAGCTTTATATTTATCGCTATTATTGTCAATTAAATTTTGATGTTGAGTTCGCAAATCACTTAGACCATCTTCGATTATACTAACGTCATATTCATTTGGGCTAATATAAAATGCTGATTGAGGTGCTGTTAATCTTGATACAACTTTATCTCCCCACAACTCATCAGCACTTTCTTGTTTATCAAATTGACTTCCCATCATTGCAAGTCCTTGAATGAGTGAGCCTAAATCAACAGTTGCTTGTGTTCTCCATTTGCCTTTTGGTTCTGCCATAATAAATCCTTAACTTTGAAATGCACTTAATATATCTTCTAATGTCTTATCCATTTGTCCTTCACGAGCAGACCTTACATCTCCTCTTGCACTTAATATGTTTTGTCCATACATATCTAAAGCATCTTTCCTTTTTCTCGCAGCTTCTCCAGTTTGGATATCTCCACCAATGCCCGAATAAATACTTTCAATTTGCTCTCCATAAATATCAGTTGCTTCAGCTTGACGTGGATTTAACATATCTCTCCACTTTTTAGAAGCAGGGTCTAATTGAGATAATTCAAATGGGTTAAGTGCATACATACTCCCCATTTTATAAAAAGCATCTCCTTGCTCTTTTTGAAATTCATCCCATGCTTTTTCATAATCACTTTCTTTTATATATCCATATCCTTCTACACTTCTTTTACCGCTCCCATAGGTGCCAACTGCAGATGCATAATCACCACCTTCTAAGTCAGAAACCATTTGCTTTTCAAATTGTGCTTTAGCAAGAGCTTCTCCTAAAGATTTAGCATCTGTTACGTCAAATGAATAATCTATACCAGCATCTCTTAAGCCTTCTCCAAGCCCATATCTTCCTTTTGGAGTCTTTCCTTGCCCCAGACCTTTAAGTACATTTTCTAAACCTCTTCTACTATCATCTTTTGATTCATAAAGATTAGCACCTGTTAATCCAAGCAAGTCATCATCACCCTCATAATCTCCCAAATAGCCATGAACTAATGGGTTATATACATATTTATGCAATCCTTTTGCAAACTTAGACCTACCTAATGCTTTATTATGTTCCGATAAACTTTGGTCTTTCCATGGAGTAAGATGATGCAATAATGGTTTACCTTTCCCTGCTCCTATTTTCCATGTTTTTGGTCTAAATAATTTAAATCCCATAATACTTCTCCTTAGTATTTCATTCTAAAAACTTTATCTATAGCAGACTTCATCCAATCCTTAACTTTACTACTCGCTGCTCTTGTCCTTCCATATATATTTTGCGTTATATCACTTACACCCATCTGATATTGCCTCATTGCTCTTTGTCTGATTTTATTTGGATTTAAAATACCTGCTCCACCTGCAACCTCTTTACTATACTTTCTCATTAAAGGATTAGTTTGCATTCGTTTATATGCATCGTATGTCGTAGGGTCAGATGCTTCCATTAAATTTCTATCCATTGGTGTAAACATATCTGAAGTCAATCCTTCAACATCATATTGCTCCATTAAAACATCGGCAATAGATTGAGGATTATATACATCAACATCTTGACCTAAATATCTATTAAAAAATGATTGATAGGGATTGCTTCCACCATATTCTGATTCGAACATGGAATCCCAATAATCGTCAATTCCATTAGCCATTAAATATATCCTCCAAATCCTCTTCTATCTTCAGGCGTAGCCATTGAAGATGGTAAATCATAATCATAAATACTAGGCATCTTATTTAATTTATCCGCAGCAACATAAGATTCAAGTAACTTTGTTAAAGCTGACTCTCCAGTCCCCATACCGCTCAATTTAGTTGCTTCATGTAGCGTTTTAGGTAAACCCATAACACCCTTAACTCCCTTTCCGAGAGCTTGAAATACTGGTTTATTAAGTAATTCTTTTGTTGCTGGATTTAAAGTTGCTTTAGGAAGATTCAATCCTGGTATCTTCCATGCATCAGCTCCTTTCTCAAGGACACCTCCAACCTTACTTCCGACTCCAGCAGTTAAACCTGTTACCATTGCTCTATTTAAAGCATTTGAAAAAACATCAGAGCCGAGTTCACTTTTAAAAGTACGTAAATCTTCTCCAAATTTAGTCTTTCCCAATCCAGTCATATCGAATCCTTTTTTAGCTTTATCGCTCATAACCTTGCCTCCAACTAAGGAGCCTGCAAATTGAGCAGCCATAATAGCGGGAATCCCAACCCCAGTTAATGCGAGAAGGGTAGAAAGTATAGTTCCCCATTTATTTCCCTTTTTTGCCTTGTCAGAGGCTTTTTTGATTCTTTTGTTTGCTTCTGAGAATAATTTACGATGCTGTTTACCTTCTGCCCTACGAGCTCTACGCTCTTTAGCATCAATTTCTTTAGCACCCTTTTCTAGTTTGCTTAATATATCTAATATCTGTCCTGAACTTGCCATTATAAAACCTCTGCTTTTTTGTGGTTTTCGTCAATATAAAATACCATTTTCTTCCCTATAAATACAATCATTATTATTAAAAATTTGTTCCCATTAATATTGCATTACTCTTCGACAGCTCGTATGTTATTTTTGGGTCTCTGGATGTCCCTGTATAATTTTCATAATATAAACCAAGTCTATGTGTTCCAGTTGGGGCAACATCTAAAAAATCTTTACTATAATTCATCGCACAAACATACAATGAATTACTATCTCTCATATCCTGCAAAGCTTCTGGTCTTAATGGAATATCATTATATCCAGAAGGATAAACACTCCAACTAGTAGTATATGCATCTGAATATTTTCTAAGGTGTGGCTCTCCACTTCCACCACCAGAGCCATCTGTTCCAGAATCATCCCAATCAAAGATAGAGTCATAATCTGCAGTACTAAAAGAACTTATATCTGAAGTTGCAGCTACAATTATAACATCTCCTGACGTATTAGAGGCCCCCAATAATGACAATGTTGCACTCTCGACTAATTGATTCACCCCACTTGTGTCAAATACAAAAAATGACCTGTAAATAGTATGACTAGTACCGCCACCCCTTCCACTAGTAGCAGATGATGAAATACCAACAGTACTAATGGTAGATGCACTAGAGAATCCAGTCCCAGTAGTAAAGCTTCGAGCAGAGTTCCAACTTGCATGAGTTTTATAAACATAGGCATCAGAATCTGCATATATAGTAGCCATTAAATCACCACCTTTGGCATATAATAAACACTTGCATCCATATATCCATTTTCATCTGGAGATATAGAAATAGATTCAAATGATATAGAATCGAATGAATGTTCATTTCTTTCTTCTTCAAAATTATTCCAATAAGTAATCTTAGCTCCTGACTTAGACCTTGCTAATGCAAATGTTTTAAATTGACTCCAATTATCATCTCCAAATGTATCAATAAAGATACCATCATATGTGTCTGAAAGGCTTAAATTAGCCCAATCTCCCTCAATTATAGTTACATTAGACTTACCACTAGCCCAAGTATTTAATCTTTCTAAAATCTGTGGATGTATCTCTACTATAGTATGGCTATTAACTCCTTGAGATTGTATGTAATCAGCACATATCCCCATACCAAAACCTATTTCAAGAATATCACCCTTATTATGACATATATATTCAGCAGATTTTTCCATTATCGGAGACTCCCAGTTCATCATAACTTCCATACCATCTTCATTTACTATTTTAGTGTCAAAAAACTCTAATGTATTATCTTTAAATGCCATTAGAATTGGAAGTCCAAAGTTGCTGCTCCATAAGCAATTTCATTATCTGCGTCCCAATAAAAAGAAAATATATCAACATGATTTGCATCTGTAGTTAATGTTGGATTAGAGCCTCCTGCAAATTTAACAGTACTGCTTCCACCTGCTGCATTACCAGCCGAATCATATGCATTCCAATTTGTTACAGTTCTACTTCCAGTGCCATCTTGTTTTAAAAGTAAAATGAAATTCCCAGAAATAGCAGGAAAATATAATCTTATATTAGTAATACTCCCTGCTCCAAAAGTAGCAAAAGCTTTATTGCTATTGGTTCTGTAGTCAACATCAGTATTAGTTCCACCATATGTAGGTTCAAATTGATTAAAGCCCACTGGAGAATCATTCATATCAATATGACCATCAATATTAAAACCTAAATTCGCAGCTCCAGCAGCATCATCATGAGTTTTAATTACAGTCGCTCCATGAGCTGCAGTAACTATTTGAAGATAGTCATCCGTAGAAGAACCACCTGATTCATATAATTTAAAGCTACTTTTACTAGCAGCTGTAGAAAATTCTCCAAATGTAGCAGAATCATCTTTTAAAGTAATCTCTCCACCATCAGCATTAAGCTCTATGTCTCCATCTATATCTAGTATGAAATTAGCTAATTCTGCATCCGCATCTATAGTTTGAATAGTTGTTGCTCCATTATTAGTAGTTGCAATAGTACAATAATCACCTGTATTAGCAGAACTGGTTAATAGAATATCTACCCCACCATTATCTACAGTTTGGTATATACCATACATTCTACTTAAATCACCACCTGTAACTATTTGGTTTATACCAAAAGTTCGAGCAGCACCATTACTATGACCTGTAACTGTTTGATGTAATCCTCTGACAATAGCTGTCCCTGCATCAGCATTATGGGTTAGAGTAGGGGTATTGTTTATTCCATTTAATTCATTTGTCCCATTAGTTGCAGTAGTATTATCTGCATCTATTCTAAGTGCATTTAATGTATTATCGCTAGTACTTGTTCCTGTTTTATCAAAATCAATAGATAAACCTTCGTATGTACCTGCACTAGTATTAGATACATCCTTATCTATTGTTAATGTACCAGCCATAGTATCATCATCATCATTTTTCAAAAAAGCATCATCTACATTAACAGTAATAGTACTGCCAGAACCAGATGTAGCACAATTAGTTCCACCTGCTATTGTAAAATCTGCTGAACCAGCTGTGTCAGCTAAAGCTCCACCACTATCTCCAGTAAGAGTAACTCCTGTTATGTCTCCCGATGCTGTAGAATAACCATAAGCTTCTATCTTTTCTTTGATTGCCCCAGCAGACATTAACGTCGTATCATTATCAGTAAAAGCACTACCAACATTAATTTGTGTTATTCCTGTAGTTCCACCTGCAGATGTATCAAAAGTCCAAGTTCCTGTTGTTGTAAAACCACCTGCGGTCAAAGTTCCATCTATGGACATGTTCCCACTACTATCTAAATCAAGTAAAGAATCATCTACTAAAGCAGAGCCATTGTGAATTTTAAATTTATTGCTATCACTAGCATCATTTCCAAACGCCCAAACATTTGTTGATTCTGATAATAATTTTACAAAAGCATCTCCATAACCTGCTGTTCCATCATTCCCTTTAGAGATAATAGCTAAGGAGGCACTTTGAGAAGTAGCGGTAGTTGTAGTAAAAGCATTTATTCCTAGCCCTACACCATGTAAAATATGTCCACCTCCGCCAGAATTATAATACAAATCTCCAACAACAGGAGTAGGAGCAACACTAGGGAGCCTAAGTGTTTTTGCTTTTACAACTGCATCTTCATCATCCCTAGAATTTCTAACTTTTAAAACCCCAGAATCATTTTTAATAACAACCTTTGAATCACTTTTATTATCTCTTATTGACAATTTGCCATTAGGCTCTGCAGTTATAGCGGGATTTAATTCTCCAGACCCATTATTATATGTTACAATGCTATGTTTTCGTGCTTGATTAAGGTTATTAATATTAAAAGCATCTTCTAAAGGGGTAGCATACCATTTATTATTATACTTTGCAAATAGCTTGATTTTACCACCACTTTTAGATATTCTAAAATTATCACTACTTACATTTCTAGGTATGCCAATATTTCTATTTTTACTACCTGGCATTTTTAGCCCTATATACTATAGTAATATCATTGATTTGAAATGTTGAACTTACAAAATCTCCAATATCTGAATTACTTCCCAATTTAGTTGCCGTAGGCTCCAAATTAACATCCAATCCATAATTTCTTCCAGTAAACAATAGTTGAATTGAGTATATATTATTTAAACTTTGACCAGAGCTAGATGGTTTTAAAACCGCTGTATACCATTGATTTTCAAGTTCAGGACTGCTTGAATTAAAACTAGTAGACTCATGCCCTGGCATAAACCCTGTATCTACATCGTAGTTTTGAACTCCTTCAAATCTATTTAAAGGAGAAAATTGGTCAGAACCATTAATTGAATACAATACTTGTACATTGGGTTGAACTTGACCCGCAACAGATACATATATTTTATAAACTTTCTTCCTTAACCCAGGAGAACCAAAGTCAATATCTTTAGTTTTAAATTCAACATTAAATTTATTCGTAGATGCATTATCCCACTGCAATATCTTTATTTCAGATTCATTTACACCTTCTGGGTCATTATAAGATGCTAAATATAATAAATTTCCCTCTGCGTCATTTACAAAATTGCTTTTAATTACATTTTTACCACTTGGAAATACTTTCTTTCCATATGAAAAGTTCTTTAAAGTAAAGTCATAAATATAAGCATCACCACTCACTTGAGGAAAAGCAGATGCATCTGAACTTTTATAGATAATTATTTTATTATCATTTGGCAAATAACCAATCATGGGCTTTCCTAATTTCCCAAGTCCATCTGATGCTACAAATCCTTTCCATCCAAAAGCAACTTGAGATACATATAAATCTTGCAATTCAAAATCCTCAAAAAGTGCAATAGCATCAACATCTCCATCAAGTATTAAATTAGTCCATTCAACAATATCTAATACATCCAATATTCCATCATCATTAACATCGAATAAGTGAATATTGCCAGGATTACCTACAATTATATTAGAGATATAATCCTGTATTCCTCCAGAAGTTCCACTACCTAATATATCATTTAAAGTTGAACCATAAAATTCCGACATATCTTTTATATATACACCTCTCATGATTTTATCTTCAATTAAGTTGTCAATTTTATTCTCATGAGTATATAAATATAATCCAGCTTTATTAAACCAACATGGACCATGTTGCGTTATAATAACATGATATTTGTTGTCAATTCCATGATTGTAATGAGTTGACTCAATTACTTCTTGTCCATCATCTAATATTTTAATAACATATAATGTGTGATGTTTCCATACAAATAATTTGCCATTATATGTAATCATATGTACAATAGAATCTCCATCGCCAGTAGCTAAATCTATATGATGAAATCCATCGTCTGGGAAAATATCATGCTGCCCTGGTTCAGTTTTTAAAATTCTATCAGGTTGATGAAATTGAGTATCTACATCCATTATATTTCCAATGTAAACTCTATCATTTAAAATAGCTGAAGTTTTAAATCTATATATATTTCCATATGATTCAGCCATACGTGCAACATTTCTTCTTTCTTCCTCCTCAACCTCGTCCTCAGTCTCAGGGTCATCCCCTCCAAAATCATGAATCCATTCTACATTTCCCTTTAATTTATCTACATGTGAAAGCATCGTAGGAGAATAATTATGTTTATATCCATTAAGAAGCTCATATGTATGGTCAGGTATAGATTCTATATTTACACTTTGATTAACTCCACAATTTTTATAAGGGTCTGTCAAAGCAGAAATCTCAGTATCAGGAATATATATATCATAATTTGAAGAGGAAACTAATACTCTAGTATTATGGTTATGTGGAGACTCCCATTTTACTCCATTTCTACCTAAAGTACTATTGCCCCAAAGAGGTATTCTATGCGACCAATTGTTAATTATCTCTTGCTGTTCAGATAATTCCCATCTTTGAACTAAACCATTTGTCTCATCAAGCATACCTAATGGCACCCATGGTTCAGATTCTATATTACATCCATTATAATAAATCATTCCTCTCAAAGCATCAATTGTTGCAAGATTATACCATGTTTTAGCCTCATCTTCTATATCTCTCATATAAATTCTAAATCCTACAACCCTAGCGTCCCACAAAGGTCTATCAGTACTAAGATGATTACTTTCAGTTGCAGGTATTATTTTATCTGTATCTGCCCACCAAGGAAGGAATGTCCAATTAAAAACTATTTTAGGAAGAGCATTAAAATCTCCTGGGATAAAATTAGTAGTAGCTGGTTCGACACCATCTGTTGTTGTAATAGCGTTTCCATTGGTAGTTGAGCCAATCTGAACCCATGGATTTAGTCCATCTGTTTCATAATCTAAATGCTCAGATATATCTTTTAAATTTAAAATATTTGGTTCATATATTCTTACACCATCGATTTTACTACTGCCATGAGTTTTTGCAATTCCAGTTTCTTGACAAATACCTTTAGGGTCACCATCATATAAAATAGAGCTTCCAAACATCCATTTTCGTCTTAATTCATGTCCATCTTCCATTGTCCCTTCATGAAGTGGAGTAGTACTTGCTGTAGCTGCTACTGATGAAACAATTTCGTTAGTATTATCATCAATTCTCTCTAAATTTGGAAAAGCATAAGTAGAAATCTGATAATTATTGAAAGGCTTTCCATCACTATTCCAGTTGGATTGACCATCAAGCCTATCAGTAGTAAGTAACGAACCTTTGAGAAATCCAGTAAACCCTGCAGTTTTATCTTTAAATTTCACAGCACCATTTGTATCATCATATGGATGTCTTGGTATTGATTCTAACAATTCAGCATTAGGACCTAATAGACTAAAATAATCTTCATAAGTTTGAAAATGCCAATGATTCCTTGTGAATGATGAATTACTTGTATTTGCATAAGGATTATATTGGTCTTCAGAAGGCTCTCCATCTGATGGTAATCTAATTGAATCTAAATTACTTAAATACTTTCTATTTATATGTCCAAAATATCCAACTATATTATTATTTTTATTTTCAAAATTAGCATCACAATATCTAAATCCATTATTTACCCAATATCCAACGATATCAGCATTTGCATCTGGTCCTACATGCATTTTTTGATTTCTTTGATTGAAACCATTTTGGTCAAGGTCAAAATTAAGTATTGTACCCTCTGTAAATGACTCATGAGGGTGACCCTGAGAAGTTGAATTATATGTAGGTTCATCCCATGGTATAGTTGAAAAAACTTGCTCCCCAGCATCATTTTCATGACTTGCAATAAGAGTTATTTCATTCCTATTTTCCCCAGAAGTAACAACATAATACTGCACTCCTTTTTCTCTAAAAGTTGGAGGAGCCATGTAACCAGAAAATATTTCATTTTTCGACCATTCTCCTTCAACACCTAAATCGTAATCATGTCTAAAAGTTAAAATCCGTTCTCTTTCTGCTAAACCACCAGTAAAATAGGATGCAAGAGTAGGGTCAAGAGCATCTTTAAATCCATCTCCTAGAATTTTAACTTTTCCTTTTTTAGAAAAATCAAATCCTGAAGCACCTGGGATTGCATCTTGTTCTAAATCCCTTGCCTCTTGAGATGTTATTAGTCCTCTCTCAAAAGATGATAAGGTATAAGTTTCTTTAGGCATTAATAAGAACCACCCTCAGAATTGGTATCTTGCAATAAACCTGATGTATCGCCTTCTACTGAAGTCATCAACAATTCAACATTATCATCATCAATAATATCATCATAAGCAACAACTCTTATCAACGCATCTCTATAAGCATTTAAACTACGAGCTTTAATCACAGGAACAAAATTCTCTCTTCCACTTTTAACTGCTCCACTTAATGCTGAATTTGTTGAACAAGCAATTTTCATATGAGAATTAGCTGGGCATCCAATCAACTTGAAAGCTCCAGTTTCATAATTAATATATCCATGACCACCATTTTTTCTTCGCAATCTTCCCATACCATCATCAAACATTATATTATCTTCATCTGAATCCATTGGTAAAGAAGGACTTATAACAGGTCTTAATGCAGTTGTTAATGGGAATTTACCCGTTCCAAACAATTCTGCAACAGCCCCATCAGAACCTGCAGCTAATGCTATTGAACTCTTTCCTTTATATCTTGATTTAGTTCTAAATACAACATCATTGTTTTCTAATGCAACTGTTACATCTAAATTCTCAGCATCTAATTCATCTTGAATCTTTTTTAATACCCCAGTACCAGAAAAGCTATTACCGAAAGTAGTATTAGTTGCATCTGTCGTAAAGTTGCAAACAGTCTGAGTACCACCATCTACTGTTATTTTAAATTCATATGCTGTATTTGCAGCTAATCCCGTAGTAGTACTAGAACCAATACCCTTTAAACCTAATGGTAATCTCGCTTGAGAATAGAATTTTATTCCAATAGAACCAGGTACTAATCCACATGGATATGCAAAATCTCTCCCTAATCCAAAGAAGGTGTTAGAAGAAAATTTTCCAGACGAATTAGTATATATATTACTAGCACCTTGCATTAAAGTACATCCAGCCGTAGCTGCTTTAGAGGTCCCATCAGTACTATCTAAATACTCTAAAACCTCATTCATATAATGAAAACCAATAGCATCTTGGTCTGCATGAGCTGCTGCTGTAGTTCCTAATACTCCACGTTTAACAGTGAAAGTTGTTTGATTAGGAACACCATCAGTTATTTGCATCAATTCATTTCCTACACGTATTATATCATACAATTTAAACATTTGCCCATCAGCACTACCATTGCTACCAGCATTATTTTCAAATGTTATAGTAGTAACACTTGCTGTATGAGCACCATTAAGTCTTGCAACTGATGAATATGCTCCTATATATGTTCCTGTTGCTGATGATATATTGTTTCCTACTGCACTTAAAGTTAATTTACAATTATCAAATGTTGTCCCTGTAGCTAATCCAGAGATAGTTTGAAGAGTTCCAACCTCGTCTGCATGACATTCTCCAAATAAAGCTATATGGTCAGCTTCTGCATGACCTGTAGTAGTATCTCCCATTATTTGATTTTTGAAAAAATCTTCTTCTATGTCTGCTTCAAACAAGTTTCCTGAAGCCGTAAGACTTACTGGGTCTCCATTTGTTTGACTTGCAATGAAATACCCAGGAGGGTCTATAAATGTTGGTCCAGTAGTAGCATAAGCTACACCATATGCACTAGTTCCTCCTTTATTCCCAGCCGAAGTATCACTTGCAGCATATACATCATTATCATCAGGGTCAGATGAATATACAATCATTTTAGATGTTGGTAATGCAAAGTATTTTCCAGGATGCAAAACAAAATCAATTGTCGCAGATTCGGGGTTTGCGTCAACAATATCATCATCTACTCCAAACTCCCTTAATAATATTTGAATTTCGGCAGATTGATTTCCATCGTTCGCCAATAACAAATAATTGAACTTATTATATGTCTTACTTCCATCAGGTTTAAATTCAATTAGTTCTTTAAAAGAATCAGTATTGTCAACTTTAAATGTTGTATCAAATGCAGATGAGGCAATATGTGATGTTGAATATTGCTGACTGCCACTTGCACCATAAACATCCGATGTTAATTTTAAAGATGTTGTCAATTTGCCCATTATTTTCTCCTATTTCTTTTTGCTTAATACTCCTTCTAAAACTTCCATAAAGCCATCAAACAAAGAATCAAATATCTCTTCTTCTTTAGCTTCGGAAATTAAAGGAATATTAACCTTTTTATTAATTCCATCAATTATCTCTTCCTTATTGCTTTTTAAATAAGCTATAATCATATCTACCATTTCACTTCTCCTTTAGTATTTTTTTGATTTGGACTTCTTTTTATTAGCCACTTTAGTTACTTTTTTACCTGTTTTTTTTGCATGTGCTTTAGCAAGTCTTCTTCCTCTTGCGTCATATGTAAAATGTTTACTTCCCACTTTTGGCATCTCTACTCCCCTTCTATATTAATATTCATTATTTCGTTTTCTTGTTACAAATTTTTCCTTCAATCCATTCCCACTTAAACTAGCCATAATTTCAATAATCGCTCCAATCTTAGACTTTATCTCAGCTTGATTGATTTGCATTCCTTTTTGGGCATCTATAAGCTTTATAATGATACCTTCTAGTCTTTCAAAAGATTCTCTTAACTCAGTTTGCAATTCATTCTGTATCCAAGCATTTTGGGACTTTACATACCATCCCAAAGCCACAACCATCATTACAGGTAAACCAAACCTTTCTAATAAATCAAATACTGCCATGTCCATTATTTTTTCTTGCCTTTTAAGTAATCATAATATGAACATATTAAAATCCCAATAATAAATACAATAGGAACTGCAAATAATAAATCAAATAACACTAAGCAATTTCCCATTTAATAATAACATTAGGATATATAGTTGTCGAAACAATGAAAGGACTATACATCGTAGTACTTATATTTTTATTTACCATCTATTATTTTCCCCCATAATGTTGTTTTACCTTTTATAATCTCTACAACTTCTACTTTGAAATTTCCACCTTTAAACCAATCTATAATTGCAAAAGCGTGATTCCAATTAGTTAATTTCCCACCCAACCAATCTTCATCATTTTCTATATCTTTTAAACATCCTAAACTCCATGAACTTATAGTGCCTCCATTGAAAGTTTTAGTAAACCTTTGAAGGTCATGGGTGTGTCCATACATAATACTCTCGCCATAATGGTCAAGATGTTTATAAGCATGATATTTAGTGGTATACTTTCCATGTGTGAAATTAATTTTTCCTATCTTTAAATTCTTTTTATTGTTATAAGGATAGTATTTATATCCTCTTTCTTTCAACCTTAAAGCCTTTTCAGTCATATAATGCTTTAAATAAGGGTATCTAGTGACAAATTTATCTAACCATACCTCATGGTTACCTTGAACAAAATACCTCTTTTTACAGCCGATTTTATCTAAAGACTCATCTATCCAATCCATTCCTGCATTAACTTCAGCTATATCTTGGTCAAGCAAAGGAATTAAATCTTCCATCGGCTTAGCGAATCTGCCTTTCCAATGGTGAGTGCTAAAATGTGTCCACTCTCCAGTATCACCTAAATCTATATAAGTATCAGGTTTTACCATTTCTATTGCTTTTTTTACTACATTTATTGCATCTGCATCATGCAAGGGGAAGTGCTTATCGGGAGTTACAATAGCCCTTTGCACTACCCCCTTATCATTTTTTTTCATATAACCCTATTTTTTTAGTTCTTTGTATATCTTTATTCCTAAATATACAATTGTCACAAGTCCTACACATACTTTTACAAACTCTGGAACCATTTCTATAAATTGCATAAGAAAACTTCCTCCGCCTATACTAGTTGTTTTTAATGTATCAATCACTTAACTCCTCCTGTTTTTGTTCCGACTTATCTTCAATAGCATCAAGAATCTCTATTGCACCTTGAAGCTTTAATGCTAAAGTCGTCAAAGCATTTAATTCTGCATTCAATTCTTCTCTTTTCTTTATTACTTCTTCATATTGTTCACGCAACTGAACCAGTCTTTCTTCATTAGAAGGACTCACCTCTTTTTTTGACATTACTATCTCCTTGTGTTATTATAATGCTTTTATGTCTGTAATAATTTTTGCTAACTCTGTTAAATCAGCTTCTATTCTTGCTTTTTCGCTATTAAGTTGTGACTGCTCAGATTCATATTCTAAAAGAGACACTTCTCTAACTTTATCGGCAAGAGCACTTCCTGTTGATGCATCAAATCTTTTTTCTGTTAATTGTATTACTTCTTCATCATTAACTGTTGCTTTCGCAAATGATACTTTTGACGCTGATTTAAGAGTGCTATAGTCTTTTACTCTCATTATTATTCTCCTAGTTTACTTTTTAATTCTTCTACTTGTTTTGATAATTCTTGAACGGCTTTAACAAGAGGCGGTACAATTTTAGAATATGCAATATGTTGCTGTGTATTAGTTTCATCAATTGCAACAATATCATTATTATCATCAAAACCTATATTTTTTAAAACCTCACCTACTTCTTGAGCAATAAAACCAGTTCTTATTTTATTTTTATCCAACTCATCTAAAGTTCTTGGAGTCCTTCCATTTTTAAACCAAGATAATTCCTTTTTAAGACTTTCGTCATAATCAACTGGTTGTCTTTTTTTATATTCTACAGGCCTTAATTCTTTTATAAAATCTAACCCAAGAATAGTATTATTAACGTTTTCTTTAATTCTAGCATCAGATGTTTGCACAGTTGCACTTCCTGCATATAATGTTGCACCTGTATCATCTGCTGCATATAATCTAGTTGTACCACCATCTCCAATAACTGCATAATTATCTCCAATCCCTTGTGCATCATTACCTATAACTGTTTGATTTGTACCCGTTGCAGCACTAACATCAGAATTTTCCCCTAAGCAAGTATTCTTTGTCCCTGTGGTTATTGAATTTCCAGCAGATTTTCCTATTAGTGCATTTTCTGAAGCTGCCCCTTGTAATAGATACCCAGCAAGAGCTCCTACTGCTGTATTTGAAGCTCCTGTTAACTTTTCAGCATCTATTCCTCTACCTGTATGGCCTCCTATAAATGTATTATGAGTACCTGTGGTAGTATACGTTCCAGACCCACTCCCTACTGCTGTATTATAATAATTTGTCGTACTTCCTGAACTTCCTCCACTATCGCAATGAAGAAGGGCATTATACCCAATTGCGACAGAGTTAGATACCTCGACACCATTTCCTAAAGCCCCATTACCAAGTGTTACGACCTGCTCCCCTATAGTTAATGCATCTGCACTTGTAGTACCAACTATAGTATTATTTGTACCCGTGGTTATAGATGTACCTGCAGCATACCCTATACCTATATTATTAGTATTTGTAGCTGTGTCGTCAGTTCCTCCAGCATTTTGAGAGCCTAAAGCAGCGACTCCAATTGCTATATTTCTACTATCTTCAACTGCTGCATCTAACGCACCTGAACCAATAATTACATTTTGAGTTCCTTCAACAATAGATGAACCTGCACTATATCCCATAGCTGTGTTTTGCCCTGCAGTACATAGTTTTAAAGAGTCATAACCTACAGCTACATTATTAGTTGATGTGACATTATCGCTAAGTGCATTATAACCTATAGCTATACTATTACTTGCAGTTGTATTATCTTTTCCAGCATTCTGTCCTACAAATACATTTCTAATGCCAGTTGTAGTCTCATAACCAGCCTGTTTTCCTACAAATACATTATTTTGTCCATTTGTTAAATCAAACCCTGCATCTTTTCCTACAATAGTATTTCCAGAACCATTTCTTAAAACTTTTCCAGCTCTTGCTCCTATTAACGTATTATCATTTGTAGTACCTCTTAAAGCTTCACCAGCTGAAGTTCCAAATGCAGTATTTTGCCATCCTGTTAATGTAGGGTCAAAAGTGAGTGTAGTATTTGATTGAGTTGTTACTCCACTTGCATTATTTAATTGAAAACTAGTAACTCCACTTCCAGTATCATCACCTTCTGTTCCTGCATTAATTGACTCAACAACATATACATCCCCATTTCCACCTAAACCTGTCCCCGTAATTGAATCTCCTACATATATTGGAGCAGCATCACATGTTACTGTCGCTTTTGTAAATGTTAATGTTTGTCCAGTTAAAGAGCCACCAGTAGTAGAAGCAGATAAAACAAAATTTTCAGTATCGGTTATAGATGAAACATAAGCATTACTTGGAATCCCAGTACCAGCAACTCCATCGCCAACAGTAATAGCACTTGAAGTTGCATGTTGTATAGAAGTAGAATTATTATATACACCACTCCCTACAGTAAATGTACCACCAGTACCAGTATCACATGTAGAAACTGCATAAGTTGTCCCACTTGCCTTAAGTGCTCTAAAACCAACTGCAGTAAGATTCCCCCCTGTTGTATGTCTAGCAACTTCATGACCTACAGCTGTATTTCCTGCTTGGGCACTCATTCTTAACGCATCTTCGCCTATTGCTACATTATTACCTGCAGTAGTAGCAGTCATTAATGAATTATAACCTATAGCTATACTATTATCTCCTTCTGTAAGAGCTTTTCCTGAATTTGCACCTAAAAATACATTATATGTTCCTGTTGTAACATCTTTACCCGCATTTACACCGACTGCAGTATTATATTGAGCACCATCAACACCATTAGCATCCTGTAAAGCATAAGACCCTATTGCTACATTTCCATCTCCTTGAGTATTATTTTCAAGAGCTTTATAACCTACAACTGTACTAAGTGTAGCATCTGTCTGTGCCTTTGCTGCATAATAACCTATGGCGACTTGTTGATATGATGTAGAATCTTTTAATGCAGCTCTTCCAATTGCAATATTTTGACCAGTTGCAGCTACATTTCCGTCACCCAAAGCATTATAACCTATAGCTATGTTATCAACAGTACCTGTAGCTGTAGCATCCATCACATTTTGACCAATAGCTATATTCCTATGTCCTGCAAAACTTGCATTGTCTAATGTATGTTGACCTATAGCAATATTATTATTCCCAGGAGAAGTAGGTTGTTCCATAGCTTCCATACCTATTGCGATATTACACAAACAACTGTCAGAAGTGGTTGCTGAACTTAATGCTTCAAATCCAATCGCTATATTATAATCAGCATCAGCATGATTTAAAAGTTCCATGGCATAAGAACCGATTGCAATGTTTCCGTTAGCTGCCTCCATAGTCTTCAGTGTACCTTCGCCTAAAGCAATATTAGACGCACCAGTAGTTAATGAATATGCTGCCTGATAACCAATTGCCTCATTTTTACCACCGCTCGTGAGGTCATTTAAAGCATTCCATCCAATTCCAACGCAATAATTACTTGTTACAGCCCCAGCTCCCATAGCACCAGCACCAATCGCTATTGTACCTTCTGTATTAACGCCTGCAGTATCTAAAGCATAAGCTCCTATTGCTACATTTTTATCTACATCTAATTCAGTTCCATACATAGCATTCTTACCTATTACTACATTTTCTTCTGATTGAGCAGTACTAGTAGCAAGAGCATTTGTGCCTACGACAGTATTACCATGTGCATCTGCTCCAGTAATATTAGCAGCAGCTAAATAACCTATCGCAACATTGTCTCCATAAGTGGCACTTTTTAAAGCGTCATATCCAAGGATTGTATTATTAGAACCTGTGGCCATTGCGGAACCAGCCCTATATCCTATAGCAGTATTAGTTGTTCCGTCAGTAAGAGAATTTAATGCATTCTGCCCAATAGCAATTTGTGCACTTCCAGTATCAACTGCGCCACTGCCCATAGCATCAGACCCTATAGCAATAAGATTATTCGATGTAACTCCATTAGTATCAAGTGCTTGATAACCAATTGCTATATTAAAATTTCCTGGAGCAGAAACATTATCCATTGCTTCATATCCTATAGCGATATTATGAGTACATGCATTTGTAGCACTTTTTAGAGCTTCAAATCCCATTGCAATATTCCCATCTGGAGCTGCTGATGAAGATGCTGAAAAAGCAGAGCGTCCAACTACAACATTATTAACTGCTGCTGCAGTGTTTCCTCCAAAAGCATTAGCTCCTATTAAAGTATTCCCATCTGCCCCTACAGTGAGTTTCCCTGCGTGATAACCAACGGCTGTATTGCTTGCAGCAGTTTGAGCAGAAAGAGATGCATATCCAACAGCTGTATTATTTGCACTTGTAACATTAGCTTTAAGAGTATCTACTCCAATAGCTGTATTGTAATCGGCATGTGTTATAGCTGTACCAGAATCTTCTCCAATCAATGTGTTTCCATAAGGACTTCCACCACTTGTATTGAATGTATCTCCAGCATTCTTTCCAAATAATGTATTTTTATCGCCTAATCCTGTAGATTGAAATAACATAGAACTTGTATCAAGCTCCATTATTGAAGTATCACTAACAGAAACTGTAAAATCACCTCCAGCTGCATCTAAGACTATATCTCCAGTTGCATCAACAGTGAAATTAGTAGAATCTATCTCTAAATTCCCATCACATGTTATATTGTCTCCATTAACTGCTAAATCTCCTGTTAATGTAGTATCTCCAGTTACAGCAAGATTCCCTGCTAAAATTGCATTATGACTTGCATCGATAGAAAATGAATTATTTGCAAGAGTTCCATCAAACGCTGCATCAGTATTAATTACAAATGCATCTGCAGAATCATCAATACCCATAATTGTTTTTAATGTACTATGACCAAATGTTATACTTCTATCTGTACCATCTGCATCAGCACCAAGAGTAATATCAGCACCTGTTACAGTTAAATCACCTAATGTTGTGAGATTGCCACTAGTATCAAGAGTTAATCTTGTTGTATATGTATCGTCCTCAACTTCTAATCCTGCTCCACCACCTGTTCTTAATGCCCATGTCATTTCCCCATCATCAGCTATTTGCCACAACCATGAATCCGCTAAATCTTCACCTTGGTCTGCTGTTATATAAAATTTTGCAGGTTGACCCGAATGACCAAATAATTGCATACTATAAAAATCATTTGCATCATTTAAAACGTTCCATATTGTTCCAGTCCCAGTACCATCTATTATCTTAAAAAACTTATCATCAGCAAGACTTGCAGTTTTGTCATCTGTTGATGTTACCGCACTTGTTAATGTTTCTATAATCCAATTTGTTGCCATTTTATCTCCCTATAATCTTGGTACCGACAAATTACGAACACCAGTTTTTCTATGTGGGTATTGTTTAATTGATACTTCGTATTTTTGTCTAAAATATTGTGATGTTTGTAAATCACCCATGTCTTCTAAAATTCTTGATTTCACATAATCAACTATTGAAGGGTGAAGACCAGAATCAACTCCACATCCAGTTGTTAGATTATCCGTAATTGAACTTACTTGTGTATACTTTGAATGATAATGCATTCTCAGCCCTTGAGTAATATCACTACCAGTATAAGTATCATATGAATCTGTGGTAGTTTCAGCACTATTAGCAACATCGCTTGTTAAAACTCTAGCAACGATTGCTAATCGATTATCATCATTATACCATGCAAAATAATCATTTGGGTAATTTCTTTTTGTTGCCATAACTCTCCTACTTTAATGAATCTGAACTAACATCAGAATCATCTTTTAATAATTTATGAGGGTCTGTTAATTTTGGTATCATTACATATCTATCATTACTATCTAAAACTTCTACTCTGAATACATCAATAACTGCATCATCAAGTTCATACCATCTTTTGTATTGCTCTAAATTTGTATAAGCACTTACAGTATAATGTTGTATTTTTCCGCCCATATCAACAAGAGCATCATTAATTAATCTTAACATATATGGCAATGGTTGACGACCATATACTAATTCAATTTGTTGCACTATATCTTTAACTGTCATTATCTACCTTCTCTCTCTCTAGGTTGCTGAGGAGTCATTGGAACGCCCGACAATCTTGCCAATCCTTCTTCATATTCCATTTTTAACATTTGATGCTTAGATTGATACCATTGATATTCGGCTATAAATTGTTGCATCTCGGTTGTTAATGATTGAGTATTTACTGCTGCTAATTCAGAATCTTCTTCATTTTCTATCCAATGTCTTATTTGCTCCCATCCTTGATTCTTACCATCTGTCGCAGAAGCATACGAACCCGAATCGCTTAAATCTTGGTCAGAATGCTCTGGAACTAAAATATGCATTTCAGACATTTTATAACATAATGCTTTCATAGACGCATACAATATAACTAACGGCTCAGCTACTTGAGGAAAATTATCAATTGCTGTGGCTGTTCCTGCTACACTATACTCTGGAATATAATATACTCTACCTTTATATCCTGATTCGGGGTCAGGTTTAATATATAATTCATTCCTTGAAGAACCATCATAATCAATATAATATACTGGGTCATCTGCAGTTGCATATAAAATATCATTTGAATCAGATACTCTTGACCATAAAGATGTAGGTACTTTTCGACATATTTGATAAGATGTTCCATCATGACGAACAACACTTGTAACTTTGATTGCTAAAGCTACATTAAAACCATTTGCATTTGTTTGAGATGCATATGTAGTACATTCTTCTTGCAAATCAATTGGAAGCCTTGCAGATACTTCTTGAGCTCCATCCGACAACCATTGAGCTGTATGTGCTGCTAAAGTTTCTCCAGATATTGCACTCCCAGCATCACCATCATCAGCATTATAATTAGTTAAAGAATGAATTTCATCACTAAAAGCCCAAGCCATTATTTATTCATCCTCTTAATAGATTCATCCATAGTTGTTGTATTAAATTCAATTTTTGTAGTACCACTCCAAGTCTTTCTCATATTAATATGATTATTAACTGAACTTTCCTCCCAATTGAATTTATTAGGAAAAAACTCTACTAATTTTCCATCTTTATTTCTTTTCCAGTATCTACTTGCCATACTTTTTCCTTTTCCTTGCATCATAAGTTTTATAGGTTTTTCTTTTTGAACCCTTTAAACGACTTTTCTCTTTTTTGCCTTTATTCTTACTAGACTCCACAAAACCAGTAATTTTACCTCCACTATGTGAGGCATCCTTTCCATCTCCATTACCATATGTGCCTTTCTTTCGATTATATTTATTTAACTTAGCACGATATGAAGATTTCTTTTTTTGAAATTTTTCATATTCGTCTTTATAATCTCTAGGCATTATCAGTCAGTTTCAATAGTCACTAAAACAAATATTCTATGACCTAATGTTGTCATAGAAGTTTCTATTATATTAGGCGTTGTATCTAATCCATCAATATAATTTTGAACTGTATCTGCTACACTCCCACTTGAATCATCAGCTCCAGGAGTAGGGTCTAAGACAAATCCTTTTGATTTTACTGCCATTTGTATCTCCATGTTAATTATTAAAATTTTTAGTAGATTCGGGAGCCACCCTTTATCGATAGCTCCCATAGTTCTACAAAACTATTAATCCTTATTGATTCGGATTTTATGAAGCAGCACCTGTATGGAACAATGTATCAGATGCACATGCAGCAGCCATACCTTCTACATACCAACGATTTCCATCGGTAAATATTTTAACATGGTCGCCAGGACTGGCTGCAGCAGTAAAGTTGATATAATCATCATTATTTACCGCAACATCACCAGCTGCATCTGCAATAGATGCAATGTATCCTACGATGTCAGTTCCTGAACCAAAATCGATATTAACGATTTGACCCATTCCGCCATCAGAACCATCTGTATCTTCAGTTACCCATACTTCGCAATTCCAACCTGGAGGAAGGTCTGCCACAGTTGGCAAATCTAACTCGGTTGTTGCAACTGGGTGTACTAAAAATATAGTTCCACTATCCGCTTCAGTCACTGTATAGTTCTCAGTAATTTTTTTAATTTTCTTTACATAAGTACCAGTCAGTGAACTATTTTCATTAAGATAATCACTTCTCATTATTCAATATCCTCCTTATAAGTCTGTAAATGAATACAGCATATGGGTTTCGGGGATGGTGATTTCAAGACCTGATTCTG